GGTACGCCAGTCGCGGCAACAAACTTCATCCCTATTACGGCTAACTCATTTAAGCCAGTAGATGTAATCGCACCTTTATACGACACGGGAATTCGTGGCTCAATGGTGACGAACTACAATTACCTGCAAGGTCGCAAGAATTCAACTGTTGATCTTGGTGGGCCAGTCTTTGCTGATACCGTAGGTTTCTGGATTGCTGGACTTATGGGAGATGTTGTCACAACTGGCGCATCTGCTCCCTACACCCACGCCATTTCACTCAAGAACGCCGTAGGTTCAACCGCTGACGCACAACCTAAAGCCATTACTATTTCAGATTTCTATTCCGCTAACACTCGGTACTATCCGGGATGTCAGGTTACAGATTTTGGTCTGACATTTAATGCCGATGGGATGCTGGAATATACCGCGAAACTGATCGGGTTCCCGTCAGTTACAACCTCGGCACCGACCCCATCCTTCACTTCAGTTCTACCTACTCAGGTATGGACAGGTGTAGTAACGATCGGCGGTACATCAATCGGCTATGTCAAGACAGCAACCCTTGACCTCTCCCGTAAGTCCGAGGCGCTTTTCACGATCAATGGCTCGCAATCGCCTTATCAATGCTTCGTTGCCGACATGACAACTAAGGGCAAGATCACCTTCATCATGCAAGATGATGCTGAACTTACCCGCTATCTCACCAATACTCAACCAACAATTAACTTCAATTTCTCAACGGGAACTGGTGCAACCGCGACCCAAGTCTCCTTCAATGTCACAAAGGGCGCATACACAACAAGCGCTATTGACAGAGGTTCAGATCAAGTTGAATTAACTGTTGATGTTGAGGCTATCGGAAACACAACCGATGCAGGAGCTAGCGCAGGATATTCACCTGTCAAGTTCACTCTCCAAAATGCGTTTCCATCAGGAACCTATCAGTAATACCTAATCTCCTAACGGGGTTGAGCCGCCTTCCCTCGCCCCGTTAGGTTCTTTTTCAAGGGGGCAAGTTGGAAGGAATCTCAATGTCACACACAATCAAATTACCTAGCGGACACACCGCTACAATCCGCGACCCCAAGACTCTCAAGCATAAAGACCGCGTAAAAGCGTTGGAGAAAATCAACGAATCCCGCAATGCCTACACCGCTTTAGAGGCTGTTCAGAGCGCGCTCATCTCTATGCTTGTCGAATCATGGACTTTGGACGACCCAATCCCATCTATCAAGATTGAATCTCTTGGCGAGTTGGATTTGGGCGACTATGACACTCTCGCTTTAGAGGCTGACAAAGCACAAAAGATTCTTAACATCTCATTTAGTAATACTCCAGAAAATGAAGCGAATCCCGATAGCCCTTTAGACAACTCCAGCGATTAAAATGGTCGCTGGAAAATCCGCAATCGGATAGAGCCCCCAATGTCGAGTATCCCGATGAGCAGTATTTCTATTATCTATGCGCCAAAGAATTTGGTTGGACGATAGAAGAGACTGACAACCAGCCCATTTGGATGAGAGATTGGGTTGTAAACATTGCGCTTATGATGAAGGATGTGAAAATTGATAGTGAGTAACATCGCCCAAGCGCGCGACATGATAGAGAAAAAAGCCCTTAAATTAGATACTCAAGCAAGACAACTCCGCGATAGGGCTATGGCTGAACTTATCCGTTTGGCTAAAGAGGAAATTCAAGGCAAGCGAGGTTCTCATGTTGGACCTCGCGGGGGAATCGTTTGGGATAAAGCCGAGTCGGGCAAACCACCGATGAATCGCACGGGAAACCTTAGAAAATCTATTACAGCTTTTCCCACTCATTCGGGATTTGCTAGTTATGAGGCAATTGTCGGGCCCACCATGATCTACTCGCGCAAGGTAGAACTCGGTGGCGCAAAATGGAAGCCCGGAACCAAGTTCCCTTATATGCAACCAGCATTTGAAAAATTCACCGCTATTAGAGGCGGGATAGTTACAGAAATCTATGGGGGTGAGTAATGGCTGCGGCTGATTTTCCAATCTACTTTACAGTTTCAGCAAACTCGACCCAAGCCATAGCCTCTTTCCAATCTCTTAATGGAGAGATGGATAAAGTTGTTGCCAAAACCGAGGAAGTTAGCGCAACAGCCAAAAAGTCAGAATCGTCATTTGCGGGATTTGGCAAAGTCATCTTTGGCGTTACCGCTGCCATTGGTTACATGGGTTATCAAGGCATCAAGCAACTCAATAGCGTTGAAGATGCTCAAGCGCAATTAACCGTTGCGGTAAAAAATACAGGTATCAGCTACAACACCGCCAAACCTTTTATTGATGCCTCCGCCGCATCTATGCGTAATCTGGGATTTGAAACTCAAGACACTTACGGCGCTCTAACCATCTTAACTGCTTCATCTCGCAACCCAGAAACAGCGCTTAAAACTCTGGGTGTTGCCGCCGATCTTGCCCGCTTCAAACAAATCTCACTTACTCAAGCCGCCACTCTCTTATCTCGCGCAACAATTGGACAGGCTAGAGGATTAGGTGATTTAGGTATCGCCATCGGCAAAACAATTCCTAAAGGTTCGGACCTCCAAACAATTCTAGCCGCAGTTGAAGAACGCGCTCAGGGTTCAGCCGTCGCCTTCAAAAGCACTCTTTCTGGCGGTATTGCTGTCGCTACTGCAAACTTTAAGAACCTAGAAGTGCAAGTAGGTACTGCATTAGTTCCAAAATTGGAAAGCCTTACTACTTGGATTAACGACAAGGGTCTGCCCGATCTCAAGAAACTCTTTACATTTATCTCAGATAATAAAGGGACTTTAGAGTCATTTGCTATCGTCTGGGGCTCTATCTGGTCTGTCTCTAAAATTACCGCAGGTGTAACCGCCGCCGTTTCTGCTATTAATAAAATCAAGGAAGCCTACATTGGATTAAGGGCGGTTCTTATTACAACTGGAATCGCTGAGGCATTTGCTACTGCTGGCGTATCTGTGGGAACCGCTGCTGCTGCTTTGGCGGCTGTTGGCGGTCTGGCGTATTTAAGTTACGAAACCCCTAAAGTCATTAAAGAATTTACGGGTGGCGCGAAACCAGATTATTCTCAACAGTATCGCCCGGGCGTGGGTACTCCTAGCCGCGGCAGTATTAACAGCGGAAAATCACCTGCCGTTGTAAGCACTCCAGCCAAATCAACTAAAACATCAATCCGTAAATCCATGCGCGGAACTACTGATCTAGGTACTGGGGTTCATGTCAATGTTTATGTAGATGGCTCTGCCGCAGTTGCTAAATCTATGACAAGTGGCGCACCACTCAAAAAAGGCGGGAAGTAATTGACTCTTTCAATCTACCAATACCAATTCACTCCTAACGGTTCATCTACGCCTTTTGTTTGGGGCGCGGGTACTTCCTACGCTGTTGAGAACATTGACGGATTGGGCGGGTCATCTCCTATTAGAAATGAAGATGATAATCGAGGATACATTGACGGGTCATTTTCTGGGCGCGATTTCTATGATGCTAGAACCGTAACCTTTGACATCTTGATTACTGGCGACGGTTCTCATTCGGCTCAGTATTACTACAAGCAACTCCAAGCCAGCCTCTACCCTCAACCTACGGGCTACTACCCAGACCCTTACGCTTCAACTCAAGCTACTGGCGTACTCGGTCTCTTTCAATTTCAACTTTCAGCAGTTACGGGTATCCAAAGAATGTGGGGCAGGGTTCGCCTAGTAACAACCCCAATAGACCCAGAGTTCTCTTTCGGCTACATCACCTGCACCGTTGAGTTCTATTTCCCAGACCCTCGCTATTACGACGACACCGCAATCACTCCTTCGGCTGGAACTACTGTTTCATTGAGTAATGCTGGGTGGGCTACAACTTGCCCCGCCATCACCATCGCTACCCCATCTGCATCGGGTTCGATCACTGATAACATCAACGGCTATGTCATGGCTTTCTCTAATGTCAATACTTCTTATCCGCTAGTGATTGATTTGTTGCGCCGGTCTGTCACGCAAAACTCATTGCCAGCCCGCAACACTTTAACCAATGTCAATAACTGGCTCTGTTTAACACCCAATTATTCGACTACGTGGACGAGTACACTTGGTTCGATGGCTATCACTTACAGAAATGCGTATAACTGATGAGCGATTATCGCTATGTCACAACGCAGTTATATGTGTCGGGGTCTGCTAATCCCGTTATTGGCGAGTTGCCTTTTACTGGCGTAAATTTCACAACTCAATTATCAAGCATCGGAACATTTACTGGCGAGATTCTTGCCTCAGGTATTGACCCGACTGTATTAAATCTCGACACCGCAACAACCCCGGGCAAGGTTGGTCTCTATGTATTCAAAGGAAATAACCCTGTCTGGTCTGGCGTAATTTGGAACCGCGAGTGGGATTCATCAACTCAACTTCTTAAAATAACTGCGCAAGAGATGATGAGTTACTACCAGCACCGCAGAATTACAGGCTTTACGGGTTCAAGTTATTACAACGCGAACGCTGGAGGTACGGGTGTCGGTGGGTTGGTCTATACATCGCAAGACCCGATCACCATTATTACCGACATCTTTACTGGCGCGACTAACGCAACTCATGGAAACATCGGCATAACAAAAACTGGCTCAACTTCATCGGGTGGCTCTGTTACGAGAACCTATTATGACTTTGAGAAGAAATCTGTCTATCAAGCATGGAAAGACCTCTCAACCTCCTCAACTTTCTTTGATTTCAAGATTTATCCTTACGTGAGCGCTGGATTGATTTCTAACTATCTCCAAATAGGCTCACCTGTTTTGGGCGCTACTTATGACGCTACAAGCCCATCATCTACTAACCTACAATTTCCTGGCAATGTGCAATCCTATAACTTCGTCGAAGATGGAACGCGGGTCGCTAATCGCCTTTTTGGTATTGGATACGGCGCGAACCAAAACCGAATCATCGCTTCGTATTATGACGCGGACAAAATCACGGGTAGCGGAACATG